CCATGGTCGGCAATGTCGGCGTCGCGGTGGCGATGCTGCTGGCACTCTTCATAGCGTTCAAACAGTAGGGAGTTCATCATGGCCTTGCCTCTTCTCGCGGCGCCTCTGATCGGCGGTTTGCTTGGCGCGCTTGCCGGCGCCATGGGTCACATGGTGGCGCGGGTGCTCGTGTCTCTGGGTATCGGGTACGTTACCTATCAGGGCGTGGACACGTCGATCACGTGGGCGCGTGACTTCGTGTTCGCCAAGCTCGGCGGCCTACCGGCCGATGTACTCGGCATCGCAGGGCTGATGCAGGTCGGCACGATGATTTCCATAGTGGCATCTGCGCTCGTGGTGCGGGTGTCCATTGCTGGCCTGATCGGCGGCGCGAAGAAGATGGTTGTCAAGTAATGGCCATCGAACTGATTACCGGCCTGCCTGGCCACGGCAAGACGCTCTACACGATTTCGCGTTACAAGGCCATCGCCGAGAAGGACGGCCGGCCGATCTTCTACAGTGGGATCAAGGGCATCAAACTGCCGTGGGTTGAGCATGATCCGAAGGCCTGGGAGGATCTGCCACCGAACGCGATTCTGATCATCGATGAGGCACAGTTTGTGTTCCCGTTGCGTGGTCGCGGGTCGCCTGAGGAGTGGATTCAGCGCCTGGCGGTGCACCGTCATGCGGGCCTTGACCTGGTGTTGATCACGCAGGATCCCTTGCTCATCGACAGCTTCGTACGGCGGCTCTGTGATCGGCATTGGCACGTTGTACGCAAGTTCGGGACATCGTTCGCAACGCTGCACGAGTACCCTAACGGCGTTCGTGATCGGGTGGCGCAGTCGCGCGGGGACTCGATCAAGCACGAATGGCGGTATCCGAAAGAGGCGTTTGAGTGGTACCACTCGGCCGAGGTGCATACCGTCAAGCGCCGCATTCCGATGCGTGTGTGGTTGCTGGTGGCCGCGCCGATTGTGGCGATAGCGCTGGGGTGGATCGGGCTGCAACGCATCTTGCCCAAGGACAAAGACCAGGTGACGGCCGAGTCGGCGGCCAAGAACTCGACGGCGCGGCCAGGCGCGGTGACGGCGGCACAGCCGCAACGTGGGCGGGGTGCGGTACCTCTTGAGGTGATGCCGTATCTGGAGCTTCACCGGCCGCGTGTGGCGGGGCTGGCCTACACCGCGCCCATCTATGACGAGGTGACGAAGCCGGCCGAGGCTCCGTATCCAGCGGCTTGCGTGTCGAATGACAAGCGGTGCCAGTGCTACAGCCAGCAGGCCACGCGGCTTGAAGTGCCCCAGGATCTGTGTCAGGCGATTGCGGCCGGTGGCTTCTTCGTTGCGTGGCGAGCGCGCGAGGGTCAGGCGGTGCAGCCGTCGCGTGGCGTGGTGCCTGGTCAGGCGCCGCCGCTTCAACAAGCCGGCCAGGCGCCGATGCTCGCATTCAATGCCGGCGAGCGGCGCGAGGTCATGGGCGCAGAGGGCCAGGCGGCAGCACCGTCAGGGGTCACCAGTCCAGGTGGTCAAGCATTGAGGCGCTGACGGTCGGCTGACGGGCTGCGTGCAGCCCGGCCGACGACAGGCACGCATGGACCGGGAGGTTCAGCTTCGCGTGCACGATGCAAGGGCGGGGGCTGGGGTGGCGACCCCAGTGGCAGAGCCCCGTTTGACTGGCTAGCCAGCGGCAGCGATGGGAATACTTCGCTAGGCCATGGACGCGAGCGCCGGGCATGATGTGTCGCCGTGGAGGCTTCGCGCCATCCAAAGCCAGGCCCTTCGACCCAGCGCCAGAGCTGCAAAGAGGCGCGACAATGTATAGTCTGTGCAAACCTCCAAAGTGTGCGGCAGTTCACGAACTGTCTTGATCGTGCCAGCGTAGCTGGGTGAGGGGGCGGTGGCCATCCCGGCCAGTACCACAGCGCCAGCAACGCCAGCCGCCACCCTGAAAGCCTTTTGTAGCCTGGTGAACAGATCGCCTTCGGCGTTATCGAGGGCCGCGCGTTTCAGGGCATAGGTTGCATCTTCGCCAAGTAGGTCGGCCAGCAATGCAGCGCGTTCCGCTGGCATGTGGGCTTTGCCGTTGGCGACCTTGTGAAAGAACACAGGGGTAACGCCGATGGCCCGCGCGATCGCTGCATCCGACCGAAAGCGTGGGTCAAGTCTGGCTTTGTCAATAAGTGTTTTCGCGTACATCACGTTACCCCGCGGTTAATGTATCGTCGCTCCTCGTTAACAACCGGTTAACGCAATTGGAGCCAACCATGATCAAAGTGACTGTATTCCAGACGGGGACGCGTGACCTATCAGGTACGTCGAAAACGTCGGGCAAGCCCTACGCGATGCGCATCCAGACGGCGTACGCCCACACGGTTGACCGGGACGGCAACGCGCCCCCGGTGCCGGAAAAAATCGAAGTCATGCTCGACAAGGACCAGCAGCCCTGGGCGGTCGGCGACTACACCCTGCATCCCTCGTCGATCTACGTCGACAGGAACGGCCGTCTCGCCATCTCGGCGCGGTTGGCTCCGCTGAAGGCCCGCACTCCGACAACGGCCTGACGGGGGGTGCACCATGCACGCCCCAAGCGAAACGGAACGCGCGCTGGCCTACGCGCTGGCCGTGCAAGTGGCTTTCGGGAACGGCCTTCGGGGTCTCGTGGCGATGGAAGCCATGGAGAACCCCGAGGTCTGCGGCGCTGTCGTCCAGATCGACGATGACGGCGGGATTGACGTGCAGCTGCTGGGAAGCAGCGGGGCACCTATTGGCGGGTACTCGCTGTGACGCGGCGCACGCTCGTCCGGCTGGCCTTTGTGGCGGTGGCGGCGGTCGTGGCGGCCGTCGGCCGTGACATGTATCGGTGGCTGGAGCGCGCGCTGTGAGCGGCGCAGCCGCTGGGCTTGTCTCAGTCCCAACAAGTGGCACAAGGGCCACGGTGCAGGTTCAAAGCCTGGCGTTGCGCGAAGCGCGGGGCCTCCTGATTCCTGACCGGGAATTGACCAGGCTTTCGCACCTGCGCCGGTCCATCGGCTTTGCAGCGCGTGCGCATGCGGTGAGCGAGCGCGGCCGGCGTGCCGATGTGCCATGGATGGTCACGCTGACGTATGCGGGCACCAATGCGGATTGGGACCCTCGCCACGTCTCGGACGCGATCCAGTGCTTTCGCATGTGGTGCAAGCGCGAGGGCCACGCATGCCGCTATTTGTGGGTGGCCGAGCTTCAGGCGCGCGGCGTCATTCACTACCACCTGTGCTGTTGGCTGCCGCGCGGTGTGCGCATGCCCAAGTGGGACGTGCGCCTCAGTGGTCACCGGCTGTCGCGTCGCTGGTGGCCACATGGCATGACGAACCGGAAGGTTGCGCGCAACGCGGTGCCCTACCTCATGAAGTACATGAGCAAGGGCAACGCCGGCACGCTGGGCATCTTCCCGCGTGGTGCGAGGGTGTACGGGGTCGGTGGCCTTGAGCACGCGCTGCGGCGCGCTCGGCGCTGGCTCGGCTTGCCGGCTTTCGTTCAGGCGCGGTCCGATGTCTTCGGGCAGTGGGAAAGGGCGCGCGGTGGCGGCTGGAGCGATCCAGACGGCGTGCTGTGGCCCTCGGAGTGGCGGCGGGTGTGGGCGGGCGATGCGTGGGGCCTGGAGCGCGTGGAAGACCACGGCCGACCCTTCGACCCGTCCGGGCCGTTTTCGTGGCTGGAATCGCGCGCTACGGCCTTTGCCGTGGTGCATTGAGGGGTAGCGCATGGATGCGTTCTGGTGGCTGCACGTGGCGTCGTTGGCGGTGTGTTTCGTGCCGGTCGTGGCGCGGGCGCTGTCTGACCGCTTGGCGGGGCGCTGAAATGACGCAGGGCTACACGTCTACCGCGACGGGCAAGTGTGTTGAGGCGGGCGCCGAGGCGGTGGGGTCCGCCTGTGCTGGGTACCCAAGGGTGCTGGGCACAGTGGGGGATCCGTCGCAAGTCGAGCTACTCGGGTGCGAGTACTCCGTGTACGTGTACGAGGGTACTGCGGCGGTTGCGACCGTCTACCTGAATCGCTATGTGGGCGGGTCATTGATCGACAGCACGACGGCTGAGGTTGCGGCACCGGCCTGCGAGATGGCGGCGGATCCATGGGCACTGAGCACCGACGATGGGGCAGTGATCGCGGGGGCCATCGTCGCGGTGTGGTTGTCTGCCTGGGCGTTTCGGGCGGTCAGGTCGGCACTCGCATAACAGAATTCGTGAGCGGGGCGGCGGCGCTTCCGGGTACATCTTCAATTCCGCTGCGCAACCTTGAAAGGTTCGTCATGAACAAGCGTTTCAACCTGGTCCCTTCGACCCGTTCGGCTGCCGTTGCGGCTGCTTTGATGACCATGGCCGCCGTGTCGCGTGCCGAGGTGGACATCACGGCGATCACCGCTGCCGGCGTGTCGGTGGGCGTGGTCGGTGCCGCAGTCTTCGCCGTGATCGTGGGCGCGAAGCTGTTCAAGTGGATCCGCCGCGCGCTGTAAGCGGCGCCTGTGTCGGGGGCCTCGGCTCCCGGCATTCGCAAACTTTGCGTGAGGTGCGTCCATGAGTGGATGGTTTGTGCTGCTGGCGCTTCTGCCGGCGATTGCCATTGTCCTGTGGCCTACATCGGGCGGCGAGGAATGAAGCATCCAGTCATGGCCGTTCTGATGCTGCATTTTCGGTACTGGTCCGGCGCGGTCCTGCTCGGGCTTGTCCTGTCCTGGGTCGGGCCGGCGCAGGCTGTTGGTTCAGTGTCGTCAAATCAGGTATCGGTCTACACCATCACGATGAATGGGAACGCGTGTAGCGGCGGGCCATATGCGACCCTGTTAGATGGGTTTTCGGCGTGCGTGGCGATCAAGGGATTGGGGACGTACGTCAGTCACGGCGGATGCACGCAGAACGGGCTAACGACCAATTGCACGTGCTCGAGCACGTGGCCTGGCCCGCCTGCTGGGGGTTGGTCGGGGCCGTGTGCGGCGACGGCCGCGACGACATATGCGTGTCCATCGGGCGCGGTCAGCGGGCCTGGTGGTACCTGCACGTGCATGCCTGGGTCTCGGCCTGGTGCGGACAACAGTTGTGCGGCGTACGAGTGCCCCAAAAACGGCCTGACGTTCGCGGATGCGGGCTATGGCCCGTTCGCATCGGCGGCCGATGCCATGAAGTCGCGGCTAACCTGCGTGGGACCTGGTGGGGCGATGTACGGCTGTACTCTGGAGTACACGGCCAAGAGCGCGAAGTGTGCCGACCCGACGCACTGCTGGTCCTCTGGGTCGTCGGCGACGAATGGCGAGTACTGTGACGGCTACGTCCCCCCGGCTCCGAACCCAGTGCCCGATGAGCCATTGCCACCTCCTACGCCGCCTTGCCCAGCGAATCAATGCCCGGGCACGGTCAACGGTGCTTCGGTGTGCGTTGCCTGTGGGGTGACAGACAAGCCAACGACCGAGACCGAAACCAAGCCGGACGGCACGGTTGAAGACAAGACCACCACCACGGAGTGCAACGGCACCACGTGCACCACGACGACCACCACGACGACAACGGGCGGCGGCGGTACGACGGTGAATGTCGAGGTGACGCAAGAGCCGCAGCCAGGTTTCTGCGAGGAGAACCCGACCTTCTCGGCGTGCAAAGAGGGGCGATGGAGCGGCATGTGTGGTGGGGGCTTCAATTGCGAGGGTGACGCGATCCAGTGTGCGATTGCGCGGGATCAGCACACGCGCCACTGTCAGATGGAGATGCACACCGATGAGTCGGCGGCCGGCGTGGCGATGATCGACGGCAACCCACATCCGACCGGGCATCCTCTGAACAATGCCGAAGTTCAGGATGTTTCGTTCGCTGGTGCCATCGATCAAACGAACCCGATCGGGGGCTCTTGCCCTGCGGATCGCGTGGTGTCCGTTGGCCCAGGGAGCTCGGTCACGATTCCGTTTTCCAACCTCTGCGGTCCGTTGGCCATGGTCGGCAATGTCGGCGTCGCGGTGGCGATGCTGCTGGCACTCTTCATAGCGTTCAAACAGTAGGGAGTTCATCATGGCCTTGCCTCTTCTCGCGGCGCCTCTGATCGGCGGTTTGC